TTTTGCTTTTTTATATTATCTAAATCTCCCTTAGCCATTTAAAGTGCATTTATTATAAATATTAAAAAATACTACTTTTTAGTCCTTTGAGTAGTGTAGGTTGCCTGGCGTTTAGTTTCTTGTAAAATAGATTTCATATGTTCAGGGACAGGGTCTCCCATGTTAGTTGAAGATTGATTTTTACCCTTAGAAGCTTTTTCATAAGCTTTACTTTGTTCTTTATTAAAATTAGAAATTTGAGTAATGGTGAAATTTCTTAACCATATAGGCATGTTATATACTGTACCATAATCATAACCCCCATTACCATGGAAAACTATATCATGTATTGACTGGAATAAACTTTTTCTATACTCCAGAGTCAGGCCAAAGAAACCCGGCAGTCATAGGAATAATGGCATCCTCCTCTACACCATTTGGACCCATAAAATCAAATTTCATAACTATATCCGGTTGTGTTTCTCTTAGGTGTTCTCTAAATGACCTAGAATCTCTAGCTAACATGTAATTATCTACAAATTCTCTAATATGTTTATTTTCAGTTTCTCCATTGACAGAGAGAATCATATGTTTTAATCTAGTAGATAATTCTGGGGAGGCTTGTTTATTTATTTTTTTTAGTCCTTTAATTTCTCCCTCTATTTTCTTTTCATCTCTATTAGTTAATAACTTATAAGTAATTGAAGTATTTGTGTGGGGTAAAATATATGAAAACTCATTTTTTCCATCTATCATTGATGATTCATCTAAATATCTAGTTTCTAATTCCGTTAGATCTAGACTAACCTTTTCACCATCTTTATACATAAATTCATAATCTTTACCATATCCTAAAACTCTAGCAGCTATTAAAACGGCATTCTTATCCCCTACTACTAGATCATCATAATTTACTTTAGAAACAATTAAAGATTTTAAAAGTTTATCTATTACAACCCCCTGTTTAATATAATTTTGATTTGTTAAAATATCTTCTTCTTTAGCAGTCATATACTTCATTTCTATTTTACCGCTTGATAGTGGATTGTCTTTTGGGTATAATAAACCTTTTGATGGTAATTCTACTTCTTCAGTAGGGAATTTAAATTCACTCATAATCTTTTATTTATAATAACTTATATTTGTTATACATATGAATATAAAAAAGGAGCTTGACATAGCCAAACTCCTCTCTAAAAAATATTAATTGTTCTATTAGAAATTTAATACGCAGTAATCTGGTTGTACTGTTAAATCAATAGTTTTAGCTTCGTTTTCAGTATCCCAATTATATTCACCAAATGAAGCTTCAGTAATTAAAGCACCTTTTATAATCCATTCTGATACTATATCTCCTACAGGTCCTAATACATTTACTGTAAGGTCTTTTTTATAAAAATCTGAATAACCATCTCTACCTGTTACTGATTCATGGTGTAGTCTTACCCACTCCATTACTGCTTGAGCACCTGATGGTGTGATTGGATCAAATAATGTCATTGAAATAGTATTCCAGGTAGTTTTACCTTTAACATATCTTTGAACATTCATGTGATTTAAAGCCACTGTTCCTTGTGTTAGTGATACAGCACCTACCCCTTTAATAATAAAGCTTGGTATACCATCCATATAAAGAATGAATCTGTTCGCCTGCTTGGGTTCAAACGCTGTAAAAAATATTTCATTGGGATCTAATACTGCCATTTTGTTCTAATTTATTTTCAATTATAAATATCTAATTTTTTGGTTTTTATGATGGGAAAACTGCTCCAGTTGGTAAAATATTGAAATCTAAATAGATAAATTCAGCTGTTCTAGTTGGCTGTATAAATATTTGACCTATTAATTGATTTCTATCTATAACATCTGGTGTGTTATTACTATCATCCATTATTACTTTAAAAGCAAATAATCCTTGTCTTTGTTGTACACTTTCTAAAAATGGATTTACTTGTGTTAAGAAATTATTTCTTGTAGCTATTGTATTTTGTTCAAATACTAAATTATCTGCTACTTGTGAAATGAATGATTTAAGTTCAATTAATAATCTTCTTACATTTACTCTATCTAATGCACTTGGTTTTTTCTGAAGTGTTTTTTGTCCAAACACTACTACTCCTGAGTTAGGGAAAGTAGCGATTGGATTTACTTTTCCTTCATACAAAGTATCTCTATTACCATTTGTTAGTTTTCTTTCTGCTCTAACTACCGTTGACATTCCACCTCTATTTAATCCAGCTGGAGCAAACCATGCTTCAGTTGAACTATCATTAAAAGCATATACTCCTGCTATCATTGTTGAGGCTGGAACCCAAACTTGATCTCCTAAATCAGGATCAATTGTCTGAACCCATGGCCAATATGTTGCAGCATATGAAGAATCAATTCCTGCAGCTTGACCTGTAACTGTGGTAATAGTACTAGAATATGGTACCATATCAACTACTGCCATAGCATCACCTCTTACTTGACAATTATCAATCATTGTTGTAATTTGAGAGGACATATTTTTCTTAAATAATCCAGGTGCTAATAATAAGTTATATCTATATTCATCTTTATTTGCTAATAAAGAAATAGAATCATTGTAGTTTGCAGCTTCTAATCCTTGAGCATTATCACCTCCATTTATTCCCGCACTTCCTATATTTTCATAAAAAGTACCTGCTATTCCTTCAAATGGAGCACCAGTAGCACTTCCAAAAGTACCTTGAGAAGCTATAGGAATAGAACCCGTAAATTCTGATTTTGGATTACCCGCATTATCAAAATAATTTAATGTTTTAGAATTAATAGATTTTACTCTAACAAATCTAGAAGCATTTCTATAATTTCCTTCCATTTTTGTAAAGAAAGTACCATTATCTGAGGTTACTACTTGTTTTTGGTCTCCTATTACTCTTGAAATATAATTAGGTGAATTTGGGTCTAATGTTAAATTAGTCCAAGTTTCTAATACAGTTTTAGAATTTGTAATATCATCACCTCTTCTAATTAATAAATTAAAAGTACCAGAACTAACATTAGGTTCTACAATTTCCCATCTAAGATTTTCTTTAGATCCTGAAGGTAATTGTCCTGCTGAGCCCGTGGTACTAGTACTATTTTGAGCTTCTCCTTCTGAAAGAGTTTCTAATATAAATGCATTATTAGTTCCAACTCCGTTAGTACCCCCTTCTAATGTTAATCTAGTAGTAAAAGTATCAGTTCCAGACCCTGTAGATAACGTTGTAGAATTACCACCAACTCCTGTAGCTGATGAAGTAACTTGTAATGTTGTAGAATCAACATTTAAATCTACTCCTATACCTACGTTACCAACTTTAGTTTTTAGTTGGTCTAAATAAGTTGTACCTGAAGATCCTGTGGCTAAAAAGAATATAGGACTGCTATCAACTGGTAAACCTCCTTCAGGGTTTTGAGCAATAAATCTAAACTCTGTTCCTTCAACAGTAAAACGTGTTTCATCTTCTGGGGTTGTTCCAAAAGTTCCTCCAAAATCTAATGAACCTGTTGCGGGATTAGCTCCTACTACGTTTTCATTATTTAACACTATTGAACTAGTTGCGGAGGTATAAGAACCACTAACTACTCTTGTTACTAATAATGTATTTCCTCCTTGTTGGAAATAATTATAAGCCGCAATCGAAGTAAAATAAGTGTATTCATCACTTCCACTCTCTACTACAGCACCAAATTTGTTTTTATAGTCTGAATATGAGGTTACTATAGTTGGTATTCCAACTGGTCCTTTAACTGTTGGACCTAATATAGCTGCACCAGCTTGTACTGGTTGCTGGGTAAGAAAGGATTGGTCACTTTCTCTAGCTAATACACCAGGGGATAATAAAGTTTCTGCCATTTTTCTACAAAATTAAATTTGTTAATAAATATTGTAGAGTTTCTTAAAAATGCAATTAAGTCTTAACAAATTCTCCGCTTTCTAGATTTACTGTACCTTCTCCGTACTTTTCTTTTAATTGGTCGCCTATCTTAATTTGCTTATTTTCAAAACTCTCTATGTTTTGTTTTATAATGCTTTTTTGTTTTTCTAAAGTATTAATTTGGTATTCAATCTGTCCTAGTTGAACTACAAAATTATCTTGATCTTTTTGTAACGTAGCTAAATTATTTAGCTCTTCTTGAGTTAAAACGGTTTTTTTCATGTTTATAAATATTAAATGTTTATGTCAAAATAAATAAAAAATTAATAAAATCCAAATTTTACTTTAAATTTTATCCTTCACTATTAGATATCTCCATAAATGAAACAGATGCATCTATACTTTCTGTTAAATTCGTAAAAGCTCTTAAAGAATCATTATTATCTAATACAAAAGTTCCATCTATAGCTTGAAAGGATGATGCATTTGGTATTACAACATCTTTAGCTAAAAAATATTCTCTATTGCTTTCACTACTATCTATCCACTGAAGGTTAACTTCAGCATTTGAACTAGTAATATTAGCTAAATGTATTGTTTTTATTAATAATTTTTTATCAGCTGCAGCTTGTAATATTGTGGTATATGATCCTGATACAAGCGCACTTCCTGTAACTAAATATTCCATTTTTTTATGTTTTTAATCGATGTTATAAGTTCCTTTTAAAAAATTCATAACACCATCTTTTAATTCTGTTGTATAATATGGTTTTGAAGGAAAACCAGAACCACTATATCCTGCTGTTCCTTCTACATAATCAAATAAACCATCTACATTATCTAATGCTTTTGATTCTATACCGTAATAAATATATTTCTCATTAAGAACTATAGTATCATCTGCAATTTCATTTGATTGG